CTTTATCGCCACATCCACAGTCAGAAAGCAAAAAAGCCACCTCAAAGGTGGCTCTAATACGCTGATTTAACAACTTAAATTTGGTGGCCCCTGCTGGGTTTGAACCAGCGACCAAGCGATTATGAGTCCCAATTCGAAATGAGGAAAAACAGTAACTTACTGATTTTTATATTTTCTTTAGGCCGAATAGTGATGAAAAGTGGCACATAGCGTTGCGCTCTGCTGCCACTTTGCTGCCAATTGGTCAGGAAGCTAGCTCAGCACGAAAGTCTTAAAATGGTGGATTTATTTAAGTTTAAATAGCTCCCATCATTTTTTAGCATTTCAATTTTCACTGTCATCTTAATTAATCGGCGTTAATTATTTCTCAATAATGAATAAATGCCATTCGGTTCAATATAATCAATCACATCATAGAATGAAATAAACATCTGCCAAGCTCCTAACGCATAGCAATGGATCTCATATGGTGCAAAATGGAAGGTTATACCTTCATGAGATACAGTAAATGTGTCTAAATTACTGTCTTCAATTCCTTTCGTTAAATAGTTTAAGTCATCAGCGGTGGGTTTATCTCCAGTTTTTTCCCAGAACTCTTTAGAAGACTCCATGATAAGTCTTTTTTTAATGGCTTGAATTGCTTCATTATTATGATTTTTCGAGAAAATATCAGAAAGGATAAATTTATAGGCATAGTCTTCATCGGTACAAATGAAGTTGCTAACTAAGAAATGACTGTTTGGGTGTGCTGCCCCAGCTCCATACCAGTGTACGCTGTGTAAAATACTTAGGATATTCTTGTTACCAAATGCAACGTTAAATCCTTCATTATAGAAACTTGTATAAGAGTCCTTATTTTCTTCATTCCATGGCCACTCATCAGGCCAAGGAGATGTTCTTTGATGTAGAAAAACCTCATATGCTCTACCACTTAAATAACCAGATATTATTTTTGCAGAATTGGGTAGACTGTTGCTGGAAATTTTAGGATAGAATATTTCTATCTCGTGACCGGGTATTTTATTGTAGTTCTCATAGAGTTTTTCTGATGTTAGGGTAAACAGCCCGTAAGTAATCCCACCAGATAACTCCATATTTTGCTGGATTGCAGCTAATTTTAATGACTTGTCTAGAATTTCCCAACCATCATCTCTTTTGAAATCAATGAATTGGATTTTACTTGAAATAAAAGATGGAACTTGTGCATCATCGATGAGAAGTGGTATGACAAAGATGTCATCAGGCTTGACGTATTTCAATTTTTCAATAGCGTCGTTTATTTCTCTTCTGATGTAACCATTTTTTTGAGTGCTAATTTTACTGAGTATTATTATTATCAAATTAGAGTTACTAAAGTTTTTTTGTATTTCAAACTCCCAATTTACTCCAGCTGGGATGTCTTTTATATCCATCCATGGGCTATAGCCTTTGCCAACTAAGCAGTCATAGATTTCTTCTGTTTTTTTTTCATCTTCTTTAGCATGCGCTAGGAAAATTTTCATCAAAAGTCCTTGTTATAATGAGTTGAATTTGGGGATGCTATAAAAATTTTAATCTATTTGACTCAGAGGGTTAAGCAACATCGCTTCGGATAAATGATCAGGTGCAAAATGTGCATACCTCATTGTCACTTTAATATCGGTATGTCCCAATATGCGCTGAAGCACAAGAATATTGCCACCATTCATCATGAAATGAGATGCGAAGGTATGGCGTAAAACATGCGTCAGCTGCCCAGCGGGCGTCTCGATACCGGCTCGTTGCATGGCCTTTCTAAAGGCTGAATAGCATGGTTTAAAGAGCAATTGCGCTTTTCTGCTGGATGGCACCTCAGCCTGTAATTTTTCAGTTATCGGCACCGCTCGGTTTTTCTTGCTTTTAGTTTTCACGTAGATAATCTGACCGGCACGTATTTGATTTCCCTTTAAGCCTTCAGCCTCACTCCATCGTGCGCCAGTTGCCAAACAGATTTTCACAATGGTTGTCAGGTCCGTGGATCGGCTGTTCGCACATTCGGAGAGGAGGGTTTTGATTTCCTCAATAGTGAGATACGCCATTTCCGACTCACTGATTTTAAACTCGCGCACGTTCTCTAACGGATTAGGTGCGGTCCATTCATCCAGCCGCCGCAGCTCGTTAAACATCGCCCTGAAATACGCCAACTCCAAATTTACCGTGCGAGGCGTAACCGTCTTCACTCGAGTGGAGCGGGTGATTTTTCCGCTTAATCGCTGTTCGCGATAAGACGCAAAGATTTTTGCGTTAAATTCGGTTGCAAGTGGGTTTCCCATAGCTTCGCAAGCGAACGCCATTGTGGTTCGCCGCTTCTCACCATCTGCTAACGTGATGCCGTGCGTGTTGAACCACAATTCAACAAGTTCAATTACCCGCCGCTTGTCTGCCTTCTCTCCCAGCCAGGGCTTATCCTGAGCCTGTTCTTTTACGAATTTTTCATAGGATTGTGCTTCGCCCTTCGTCGCAAATTGGCGGCGAATCCTTTTGCCGTCACGGCCGTTTGGGAAAACTTGTGCCTGCCACTTTCCATTGGGTAATTTGTTTATTGCCATTCCATGCCTTAGAGGTATTCAGTTCGGGTGATGATTTTGCCTAAAACTACGATGTCGCTTGATTGGCATTCAAATGACGCTTTCCCATTCTCAACACGTACTCTCCCGCCAGGGAAACGTACCAACTCTCTAATGCTCACTAGCTTATCAATCTCAATAAGCCACAGCCCATCGACGATCTCGCCATCGTAGACGTCAACTAAGTAGGTGCTTCTATCTGCACTGATCACAAATGGAGCACTTAAGCCCATAGGCAGTGAACCTTTATCCAGAATGAAATCATCCATGGGTTCTAAAATCCCATTTGAGATTTTTTTCTGTGTCGCAATCACAACACGAGACTCTTCTACTTCCATAAAGCGTGCGCCTTTGCCTGTTGTGAGCCAGGTTAGCGATGCCCCCGTTTCCATATGGCAGATGATCACCCAGTCTGCTGGGAAAGTATCGCGTGCTGAACGGTTAGCTAACGTGCTTTGTGATACGCCCAAATGAGCGCATAGCGCCTGACGGCTGCTGAAACCATACGCATCAACTAAGCGCAGGATGACGTCTTTTCCGCCCCGATTGCTCTCAACCGCTTCACGAACCATTTTCGCTTCATGGCGATTTGTGTTTTCTTTCGTTGACATATCCGTTTTGTGATCCTATTCTTCGGTCTGTGATGGGATGAATAGCGTTTAATAGTGATACCTAATACCTAAACCGAGGAATACTGCATCATGACCCGTAAACTTTCAATGCGCCCTTCAATCAACCTCGTGATCTCAGAACCGTACATTACTGTCGAAGAGTTCTGCCGCCGCACTGGTTACAAGGAAGGTACCGTACGCCAGATGTACCGCGAGAACCGCCTGCCCATCAGGAAGAAAGAAGGCGTTAACGGTCTCATCGAGATCAACATGGTTGCTCTCACTATCGAAGCCGCTGCTGGCTGCGAAATCACAATGCAGGCTTGATACATCCATATTGGGATAGCAAAAGGGATTTATCATGTTTGATTTTCGTGTCTCCACACATAGCCATTTTGATGATGCGTGCCGGGCGTTTGCACTGAAGCACAACATCATTCAGTTAGCTAACAAGGCCGGGCTGAATCCTCAGACCATCCGTAACAAACTCAACCCGGAACAGGTTCACCAGTTAACCGTTCGTGAAATGCTGCTACTGACCGATCTGACCGAAGACGCAACGCTGATTGACGGCGCGCTGGCGCAGCTGCACTGCCTGCCATGCGTACCTATTAACGAAATGGCGCAGGAGAATCTACCTGCTTATGTACTGAAAGCCACTGCCGAAGTAGGGCAGTTAGCTGCGGGCGTAGTGAGCCACGAGCAATTAACAGCATCCTGCCGCCGTGGTCTGGTTCAGAACGTACACGCAGGGATTCGCTGCCTGACTCTGGCAGCACTGGCGGTTCAGGCACGAGTGCATTCTAACCCTGCGCTTTCGGGTACTGCTGATGTGTTAAGTGGTATCGGTGCATCTATGGGGATGGTGTGAGGTAGTTATGATCAAAGTATTGACCTACCAATTTAATTTACAAGGTAAGCGCGCAGAGGTTAAAGATTCGGATGTTGCGTTGTGCTTTCCATCCATTTCAGGTGATGGCAGTTATTTCTTTACTCTAAAAGATGGTACGAGGTTTCGCGGTGAAGAAGTCAAAGAAGTGATACGTAATAAAGTATCACCTCTTACATATATTTAATTGTTGTACCTGTTAACCCATTTTTCAATAGCGTTCATGAAAATGTGCTGGTTGTCAGAGCCGGGCGGAAGTTTGTTTAACTCACTGCGAACGGCAGAGTAGAAAAGAGAGTGATCATGTTTTTTATTAGTGAAGTAAGCGTTAAGAAGCCCTGAAATAACCATGTTTTGAATTTCAACTTCGGAGCGGAGTTGCTGAAGGTTTTTCTCCAGGAGTACGAAGCGTTCTATTTCTTTCTCATTCAGCATTTGCACCTCATGTCGTAACACGTAATGGAGTGAGGATTATGCAGGTTTTTGTAAGATTTTTGAAACAACAGTCACCACCACAGCAGTTACAAGCTTTAGGGCATGGCTGGATTGAAACTAAAACAGGCCAGCGCTGGCATCCGGCAATATCACAGGCCGAACTGCTGGCAGGATTAACCGGGAAGAGGAAAAAATCATGGGTTACAAGGCTGAGAGTATCACTGTTCAGATGAACGCAGGGCAACGTGCCAGTGCGCTTAATCATATCTCAGCACTTCGCA